CGCATTACAGGCAGAACCTTTCTTCTTCTCAGAAGCAGCTAATCCCCTTGCTGCCAGAGTAGAGAAACAGATTTCTGAAGCTTTAGAGAATGGCTTGAATGCTGGTATTTCTATCTCTGCTATCCCAAGTGGATCTCAGCAAGTAAAGGTAAACGGTAAAATGCTTACCGAATGGACTGAGGCAGAATTAGTTGAGGCAACATTTGTCCCTATTCAATCAAATAGAAACGCAACTTTTGGTCATTTGGCCAAACAGTTTAGCCTAGAGAAAGAAGGCACAGATAACACGACACAGATCAAGGAGGAATCTAAGATGACTGAAGAAATAAAGAAACAAGAAGAAATTCAAGCTCAAGAAGCACCTGTTGAAGTAGTAGCAGAAGAAGCTCCTAAGGAAGAAACTAAAGTTGAGGCACCTGTAGAGGAAGCACCAGCTGAGGAAGAATCCAAAGAAGAAGAACCTGCTGTTGAAGAAGCAGAGGCTAGTGAGAAGGTAGAACCTGCAGAAGAAGAAGCTCCGGCTGAACCTGAAGTAGAGGAACCAAAAGAAGACGTAGAAGCTATGAAAGCTAAGATTGCAGAATTAACCAAAGCGGTTGAATCATTGCAAGAGAAAAAGCTTAGTGGCAGTAGACCAAGCGTAGAGGCGCCAAGTGTAGTAGAAGAAGAAACTAATTACACATTCACAAAGGCACTAAAACACATACTAAGTAAATAAGGAGAAAAAATAAAAATGGCATTTGCAAATATGGATTTACTCAATGATTACGAAGCTGGTTACAACTTTGACCAGACATTCGGAAAAATGGGTATTGTAGAAGGACAAACTTATTACGATCCTATGAACGCATTAGATAAAACTCTAAACGTTAGGAAAGAAATGGGCACAACCCTAGCAAAGAATCTTGGATTAAACAAGGCTCCGAGCATTAACACCACAACTGGTGGGACATTCACAGAATACCCTCTTATCCCGTCATTCATCGATTCTGAAATCGTTGATAGAACAGTAAGAGAAACACCTTTACTAGGATTAATTTCTAGGAAAGCAGTTAGAGGTAGAGCTTATGTATACAACTTAATCTCAGCTAAAGCAGGTCCAACATCTGGAACCCCAGGATACGGATTTCTATTAGATGATGCACCATTAAGTGAAGATGTAGATACTAGAAGCAATGCTACAGTTAACATGAAATACTTGTATACTGTAGGTAGAGTAACTGGACCAGCTATGAGATCTGCTGAAGGATCATTTAATCTAATGGAAGAAGATATTAGAACAAAGACCTCTTCATTGATGGAATCTCTAGAAAACGAAATCATTAACGGAGCTGTTGCTACAGCACCTGCAGGATTCGATGGTTTAAGAGCTTTAATCACCACTAACACCACAGACAACTCAGCAGCAGCTATTACATTAGACCAGTTTAGGGCTGACCTAAATACTTCATTCGAAGCTAATGGTAGAATTGACTTAGCAGTTACTGATGGTACAACCCACAACGTATTGAAAGGATTACTTTTCGATATCCAAAGACAACCAGCTATGCCTTCAAGCAACCCGGCAATTATGTCCTTTGGTATCCCAGATGCTTTCATGATTGATGGAGTAACCGTAATTAGAGATAGATTCATGCCAGTTACAGCAACTGCACACGAAGTTCTATATCTAGATTCAAGATATCTATTCTTGGGTGTATTACAAGACATTACCTTTAGCACTCTAGCTAAAACCAATGATTCCGACAAGTATTACTTAAAGTGGTACGGATCTCTAGTAGTTACCTTTGAGGCATCTATGGTTCGGAGATACGGAATCGCATAAGGAGGAATAGAATATGGCAGCAATAGCAATTGGAGATTGTACTGTAACTATGATCACAGCTCTAGCAGGATTGAATGTTTATAGCATTGTAACCCCTGCAACCGCAGATCAGGCAGATACAATTATCGTAAGTACACTTTTCCCTAATGCATTCGTTCTTGCAGCATGTGCAAATGCTACTGATGGTTGTTTACTATCAGCTACAGCAGGCACAACAAGTATCACTCTACCATCTGGTGGAACTGATAATGAAGCAAGAACCATTTACGCAATGGGATACTAAGCTGGGCAACCAGCATTTTTATTTTTTTTATTTTATAATACAGACACAAACAAAAAAACAAATTACCACGGTTTACTTATCGTGAGGGAGAAAAAAAACAAAAATGGCATTCGGAATTACACAATTAGAAACAAGGGACTGGACATTCAAAAATGATGTTACAGTTACTGGAGACTTAACTGTTAGTGGATCAATTTCATTCACTGACATTTCAGCTACTTCTTTAACCACAACCGGAGACGTAACAGTTAATGGCGGAGATATAAGCGTAGTAGAAACAGCAGCTGGCGCAACAGGCGCAGAATTAAATTTACAACAAATTTCAGCTAGTCCGGCAGCATCAGATGTTGTTGGATTAACAAATTTCATTGGAAGAGATGACGCAGGAAATGATGTAACCTATGCTATATTAGGCGGAGTTATTGAAGATCCAACAGATGGTGCAGAGATAGGTTCTGTAGTTGTTCAAGCACAAAATGGAACAGCATCATTAGCAACTTGTTGTTCATTCGAACATGACGGATCTTATGGAATAGTACAAGCAGGAGACGGAGCAGCAGAAGGAGTTTTTCAATCAGCTGGAAACTTTGACTTAATTTTGCAAACAGGAAACGCAACAACTGGTAGCATTACATTGACTGATGGAGCAAATGGAGACATCTTAGTTACTCCAAATGGATCTGGAGCAGTAGTTGTACCAGCAGCAGCAGGTGTTGAATCTGCAACTGCTAATGTAAAGGTACCATTCATGTACAATACAGCAACAGAAATAATTGCTGAAGGTGCAGGTGGAGCAATTAGTGTAGCAACTTATTGTACAACTATCGGAGCAGATGCCGGTGGAGATGCATTCACAATGGCAGCTGGAACAATCCTTGGTCAATTAAAAAAGATCAATTTTGTTAGTACTTCCGGTGGAACAGGAGTAGTTACCTTTGCAGGAAGAGCAACCGTTAACACATTAACTTTCACTGCAGCAGGAGAATACGCAGTATTCATGTGGGATGGAACAGACTGGCTAGACGTAGAGTTAAGCAGCATGGGAACATTCGCAACACCTCCAGTACTAAGCACAGTATAAGGATAAATGGGGAAATCCCCTTTTTTATTTTTTTTAAATAAAACATAGGAGAAACAAAATGGGAATAATTAAAGGACCAATCACAATAGGTAAAAAATCAAAGCCAGCAGACATTGCTAAATTAAAAGGTCTTGTGGCTGAAGGACTAGGAATTAAAGAAATCTCAAGAAAAGAAAGAGATGAAATAAGAGCTAAAGCAAAAGGAATTAAAAAAGTAGCAAAGAAAGCTGCAAAGAAAGAATCAGTAGTAAAAAAAGTAGTTAAGAAAGTTAAGAAAAAAATAAGTAAGAAATAATTATATTTATCGTGGCAAGCGGTCATCCGACTCGCGGTCACGTAAAATAACTAAATAAATAATGGAGGAATAAAATGGCACTGGCAACAAGTATCGCAGACAGAAAAAAAGCAAGATTCGTAGAGCTTTCTGGAGGAGTAGCAGTTCGACTAGTAGGAATAGCAGGAGCAGTAACTGTACCTGGCACACCAATGAACGACTTAATAAAAGAAAGCTTTGTGGAGAATGCAGCTGGAGATACAGCTATACGTGTTATTGTAAGTTAAAATGGTATTACCAACAGCACTATCAGGCAGAGAATATGCAAAATTCGTTGAGGACGGCTCAGGGAATGTAACCATTCGTGCAACAATCGAGGGCACAACTGGAGACTTAACAGTTAATGGAGATTTAGATGTTACAGGGGACACAACATTAGTAGATGTTGTAACTTCTGGAGCAGTTATAATTGATTTAGATGATGCAGAGGCGTTATTAGTTCGTAAGGACGGAGATGCCGGAGATATTTTAACTGTAGATACTATCGGAGAGAGTGTGTTCTTAAACGCAATCACAACTACTGGAGACTTCTCTGTTACTGCATCAGGAGATGTTGTAGTAAAGGACGGTAAAAACTTTACCTTTGCATCTAATGCATCCACAAATACCCGAATGAGGGGAGATACAACAACAGACGAGTTCAAGGTTGGTTTGGGATCTGGAATGGGTAGACAGATTGTGATAACAGATAGTGCAAATATAGCCAATGATCATGATCATACAGTAACTACGGATCCAACATTGTTTGTACATTCTGCAACAGATCCAGATAGTGATAATACTGAATGGCTTAGTCTTACTCATAACCAGACAGATGCAGTTCTATCTAGTGGTAAGGGGGCAATAAAATTAAATGCTTTTTCAAACATAGTCCTACTGGATGCGGCAGGAGATACTATTTCCTTAGGCTCAGATTTAACTGGATGGAGTTTAAAACAAGATGGTACAGACTTTTCTTTCCTGTATAATTCTGTAGAGAAAGTTTACTTTGATTTAAATGGTGGAGCCATACTTGATGGCAATTTAAGTTGTTCAGTTGCCAGAACTAATGCCCAACATTATCACAGAGCTTCTGAGACTGCTTATGGTGGACAGGAACAAAGTACCGATGATGGGACGATACAATGGCTTGGTTCAACAGGTAACGGTAACAATCATTGGGTTGTAACAGTGCAGGCCAATAAAGATAAAGATCATGACCACGACACCTTTGACACTCAACCAAAATACTTTTTCCACGACGAGACTGATCCAGATGTAGATAATACAAAATGGGGTGGAATTCAATATGATGGAAACAACTTTGTACTAGATACAGGCAGTGCAGCAGTACAATTAAAACCAGGATTATCTAGACCAATAACTACAGTTTCTGGTGCAACACACACAGTAACTTTTGGGACAGATGCATATCTTTCTGTGACTTACACAGCCACAGGGGCAGTAACAGTAACACTTCCAGATATT